TTCAACACCTACAAAACTAAGAATAGTTCCAGCAGGAAACACTTTGTTTGCAGTTTGATTGCTAAATGTTACACTGATTGTGCTATCACCTTCAGCTACATTAACCGCTACTAGACCTGTACCACCAAGAGCAGGAACAGAAAGAGTTGGGAGCATATTGTAAGAATGCATTGAAGAACCTGCATATTCAGCAATATAACCTTTTTTAACGATAGACTCGTTAATGCCAGGAGTGAACAATGTTGCGTTTTGTCCTGAAAGTTGCGCTCTTGCAAATGGAGGAATTAGCATTGTTCTGCTATCCATTGGACAAGTTAGAGAGTCAAGAGTAGCTTGAGCATAAAGAACATCGTCAACAGAAATTTTAAATGCACCTACACCAGTTGCAATAAATCCATTCTGTACACCTACAAGACACTCACCAATCATCTTGCGTTCAATATCATTTGACAATTGCATACCTTGAGGATCACCATAGCGTGACTTCTCATTAGTAAGTTCTAATTGTAGTTGCATTGTGTCAAACTCATGTGCTACTTTCAAGCGACTATAAGTGTTATCCATTGGGAATGTTATAGGGTCTTCCACAAAGTCATTTAATGTAATAGCGTTACCATTAGCATCAAGTGTTAAACTTGCACCATTAGTAGATTTAACACGAGCAGGACGATTAATTGAAATCGCTGTTCCTGTTTTGTAACCATTTGAAGCTTCTGTTCCAAATTGGTCTTTAAGTTGATTGTCAATTGTGCGTGGGAATACCGACTCATTGTGCATTACTGCCAAAGCGTTCTTAGCAAGCATCGAGTTAATTGCGATAAAATCTGCCATTTTTAATCCTTTTTAGCTTGTGGCTACTTTCTTAGAGTGCCTATTTCAAGCCTATGTTTTATAAAATCATCCATCCCTAATTGAGAAGGTCTAGTGATTCGGGGTTTAGTTTGTTGTTGCGGTGTCAAGCTAGTGCTTGGCGTTGCTTGTACAGGAGCCTTTACAGGTTCTTGCGGTGTTTCTACGCTAGGTTGCACCACAGGGCCACCTTGCTGTTGTAAGCCGAAAAGAATCATTGCAACATTCATAGGTGTAGAGTTTGAAATTCTTTGAGCTAGTGCAGGGTCTTTGGCCAACTTATAAGCGACTTCAGCCCCGTTATCCATCTCTTTAATTGAATTAGCAATTTCTAAAGGAACCGCTAAAGACTTAACAACGTCTTCATAGTCAGCGTGTACCTCTCTAAATTGAGCGACTTTTTGATTCCAGTCTGCTGTTTGCTCTGTTGATATTTCAGTTTGAAGCTTCTCAGCCTCAGCCTTCATTGCAGTTTCTTGATAGCGGTCTTCTGCTACCTTAGCCACTCTATCATCAAAACTCATAGAGTCTAAATCTTGTTCGCCCTTAGCCTTTTCAAATTCTGCATAACGCTTTTTAAGTTCGTTTAACTCAGCTTCTGCTTTGTCGGCTCTTCTTGCCTCCTTAGCTTTTTCTTTATTAACCTTGCTTATCTTGCGTTCAACCTTGCTACCTTCTTCTCGTCTTTCATCCTTGCTTTTATTTTCGGGATTCTCAGGAGCTACCTTTTCATCCGTACTTTTTGCTTCGTCTTTTACAACGGGGTCAGAATCACCCACAGCCAGCCCTTCTGTATTTCCCACACCTTCGGCAGTTAAAGGTGTTTCGGTTTCAACAGGTGCAATCGGAGCAACAGGTGCTACCTCTTGACTACCAGTTACCACTATTGAATCTTTTATATCAGACATCTAAGCCCCTATCCCACGAGTAAAGAAAAAACTATAAGATGCTCTCGTGTTAGCACCTTATAGCTTAAATATATATTAATTAATCTTGTAAATACCTTGGAATTTTTGCAGTCTGTTCTATTCCTGTTGTAATTACTTCGTTTTTAGTGTCTTGAATAGCTTTTTCTTTCTGTTTGATAAGGTCGGCTTGAAACTCATCAACTTGCCTCTGCTCGTCTGCTGTGAGCTTTGCAGAAAGTCTTTGGTCTTCTGAACCTTGCTTAATAAGTTCCTTTCTAATATTGTTATCGTTTTGCATCTCCCTATCCATAATTTTAGTTTGAGCAGAAATGCTTGCTTTTTCAAGTTCAACCTGTGCAATAACTTCTTGACTCTCTACTTTAGCCTGTAATTGAGTAATCATTCCTTTAAGTGCTTCAATGTTTTGTGTTTTCTGTGCTAGTGCTTGCTCTGCTTCTTGCATCATAGCCATAGCTTCAGGAGGAATGTCACCTTCTTCTTGATCTTGTAACTCTGGAGGCATAAGTTTTTCCATACGCTTCTTAATTCTTTGCTTGTCGCTAAGAGGTTGTGAATCGGCCCAAATATCCATAAGACCAACTCCACGCTCTGGACCAAGTGCAGAAACCATTGTTTCAAGTGCTACACTTGAGGCTTTTCTTTTCATTTCCATGTGAGGGCCTGCGCCAATCTCTACATCTAACATCTGTACGATTTCGGGAGTCATTATCAAGCCAAGGTCTAAACCCATTCTTGAGCTTTGGCCATATTCATCAATTATAACTAAGTCACGCATACCATTGTAAATGCTTGGCATCATTTGAAGACCTATTCTAGCAAGTTGTGTTATTGAACTCATTAAGTTATCAACAAACATTGCAGTAGCACTTTCTGCTTGTTCCATTCTTGCAATTAATGACTTTCCACTTTCCATAGCAGTTTCAAGACCACCCAATGAAGCATCACTTATGCCATTTGTGCGACCTATCAAACTTTGTAACCAATCTGCTACACTTTGAAGCCCTTGAGTTTGTGCTGTATTGTCTAGCCTATAAGGAGCCATGATGGGCTGTTGTGTAGTTGGGTCTATTGTTCTGTTTCTCAAATACGCATGGTTTCTTGAGTTTGCTGTTTCCCATTCACTAAAACCTTCGATGCCTCTAGGATCAACAACAAAGGGAACTTTAGGAGCATAAGCTACAAGCATCATAATATTAGAAGCTGTAAGGTTTAAGTTTTCATTAATCTCTCTACCTCTAGCAATAAGACCAGAGTATCTTCTAGTTGTGTCACCTAGTAGTTCTTCACCAATTACAGGAACAATGGGTAAACCATCTAAACCTTCAAATAATTGGTTATAGGCTTCATAATTTCCTATCATGCGTGTAATTCTTACACCAGTTTCTTCTTTAATGTACCAAATACAATCAAGCACAGCAGAGCTAGGAACATTAAAAGTCATTTTTGAACTAAAAGCCATTTCTGAACCTTGGCAAGCTTCTTCACCATAAAGTTCTTTGGCTTGGTCTTTGTCCATGTGGCTACAATTAACAGCGTATTGTGCATCTCTACCATCTAAATAAGTTGCTAGTGGGTCAATCATTATAGCAGTAGGGTCTGTTGTAGTCTTCAATCTTAGAACAGGTAAACCGTTTTCAGTTTCAACCGCCCAAAATAACCAACCTAAACCTGCTGTCACTGCACACTTCATAGCACCAACATAAGCACTTGAGGCTGTACTAGCCTTTTCAATACCACGCAAGACACCGTTAATTATTTCTTGAAGTTCTTGGTCTTCAGTTTTAACAGCCATTGAAGGAGGTGACATTCTTACACCACTAACTACTTTGTCAATGTAAGGAGGCAAAAGAGGCAAAGAAATATTTGTCATTTCTTCCGCTACTCTGCTTGCGTGTAAGGTGGAATTCCACATACCTTCGCCACCACTTGCAAAAGTAAAATCACTAGCCATTTGTGAGTATGTACTACCCCAAGCGGACTCTAAAACCTTTAATTTATTATCATGTAAATTTTTCATAGTTTCTCCATTATATCCTTAATATAACATTTTAACCAATAAAACCGCCTACCCTTCTTAAAGGCTGTGCAATCTGTTGTGGCTTCTCTTCGTCACCTAGCCACAAACTCATAGCCAAAGCATCACCTTCATCTGGACTCTTTACTAGTTTTTTCTTACTTTCAAGAGCAATCTGTTCTTTGTCTTTATATACAAATGTAACTCCACTTAGTTCATCCCAACAACTATCATTGTCAATGCTTCCCCCTGTCTTGAGCCAATCCCTCATAATACACCATGATTCCGTTCTTGAATTAGAGTATCTGTTCACATCTCTACTCTTCCAAGAAGCCATCCAAGCAATAGTTTGAAAACTTCTGTTAGCATTCCCCCAAGTATAAAGATTATCAGCAACACCGCTTGAACCCGTTGCATCGACTACAACAGTATCCCAACCATTAGTAATGTAAATCTGTTTGGCCCAATCAGTCATTTCTTGAGTGTTACCTTTAGATTTCTTATGTACGCTAAGGATCTCTTTACCTCGGCGCCGAACTATCACACTAACATCTTTACCCATACCAGACACATCAAAGCCAGCTGTTACTTTTAGTTTCTCGT